GTCATCGCCTGAGTTTCCTTATCGAGAACCGCCCCGTAAGCGGTCATCGACTGCTCCAACCCAGGCGAATGATCCATCACCCAGCCAGCGGCAGGCGCGATCTTCTCAGCAACAGCCCCCGGGGCAGCGCGAAGCAAACCCCCAGTGTCGTCGGGGGTGATGTTGTCGAGGAAATCGTCGAACCAACTCACGCGTCGCGGTCCTTCGTCACAAGGCCAATGAACCCTGCGAGGTCGTCGTCACTCATGGACGAATGGGCGAGGTCCCAAGCGATAGCGCCGTTCTCCACCCCGAGCCCGCCGAGGGCGGTGTCAAGGCGATCCCAAAACGTCACTGAAGCCCCTTCAGGTACTGCACGAACAGACGCAGCGACTTCGACGACGCCGAATCGTTCGCCACCTTCTCGATGATCGGCAGATACCGGGCGAGCTGCGCGGTGTCATCCTGAACCTGACGCCCGAGACCCAGTGCCTCGCTACCGGGGCCGGGACCAACATCAGCGCCAGCAGTGACAGGCTCGTCGGGTCGCTCACTGGGTGCTCCGAACGGGGTGACCTGTGACATATCGGGACCGGTCGGGGCGCCACCTTCGGGGCCTCCGAGCATGGTGGGGGAGGCGGACATGGGGGCGCCGGTCTGGAACTCCGCCATGTCCTTCCTCTCCCCATACGCACCACCAGGGGCGATCCTCTGCGGCTGCGCCGGCCCACCATCAGTGCGCTTAGCGAGCCTGCCCGGCCCGGAGACGGGCGCCGGGTTTGACGGCTTCTGATACCCGCCAGCCATGACTACTCCGTCTTCTCGTCCGTCAACGTCTCAATCTGCTTCGCCGCCTCAGCAGCGAAATCCGCCTGATCCAGAGTGAAGTTCGAGTCCGCCGCCGCACGCGCGGCGACGGTCTCCATGAACTCAGCGAACCGGGCGGTGATGTCCGCGGCGAGAATGAGCACGTCCGCTTGCATCTGCGACGGATCCCACGGGTAGGAGGGGCGTTCCGTGTAGATGATCGTCACCTCGTCGTCGTCGTCATCCACGACGACCTGCCTAGTGGGCCTTGTTTCGATCGTTGTCAGAAGTGCCCTGACCGAACGTGATCGACTCGCGCAGGCCACGGTCAGGCAGGAACGCCGCGGGGATGTCGGGAACCGACACCTTCCCGGGGACGCCACCAGCGACAGGCGCGGTGGTGCCGCCCTGGCCTGCCCCGGACGACGGGGAACCGGAAGCAGCGTTGACAGCAGTGCCGTGGTCAGGCTTGCCGCCCTGAATGGGTGCAGCGGACATGTGAACTCCTTCAGCGGGTTGTTATGAGATAGCGCGGCGCCGCATGACACCCGCTTGTAGAACCGGCTTACCATTCGACCCGAGAGCCGCCAGCATCGTCGCCAGGTCGGGTCGAGACCCAGCCGGCAGGCCCATCGTGCCCGCCGGAATGTCAGGTCCAGCCCCGGAGCCGGAAGGGCCACTCGCCTCACCGGGCGCCTCAACCTCACCAGGGGGCTCAGAACCGGGGGGTGGTTCCACTGCTTCCGGCTCCGGGGGCTTGAACGCCGCCGCAGCGGCTTCCTCCAACGACAGGCCCTTCTTGCGCCCGTCAATGAAAGTAGCCATCGACGCGATGATCGACGAGGGGTCCTGCCCCTGCGCCACCATCGCCGGCAGTGCCTGTGACGTGGCCGCAACAGCGGCCTTCAAGGCGTCCCTGCCGTCTTCAATGTCGATGACCTGTTCCTCCTGGCTGGCGTTCATGTTCACCGGGAGGTTGCGGCGGGCGAAGGAACGGGAGAACAGCTTCTCGGCGCGCCCCTGAAGGAGCCACACGAGGCCCCTGTTAGGGTCCAGCCCGCCGAGCAGACCGTACTCAACGTCAACCGTGTAGTCGCCGCTGATCGCCGTGGAGGGCCGGTAGTTGATCTTGTAGGGCTGCCCGTTGTGGGTGCCCTTGATCGTCTTCTCCCGGTCCCCCCACAACTTCTCATCCAGTTCAAACGCAAGAGACAGCGCCACCTCGTAGGCGTATGCGAATATCCGCTGCGCTGCCTGAATCTGCGTATCGAACCCACCCATCAACGCCTGAACGCCACGCCCAGTGATGATGGAAGCATCAACATTCCCGCCACGCGCCTCCGGGTAACGCGCACCCAGGCGCATCTCCCGCTCCAAAGCGCCGTCCTCAGCGAACGCCGCCTGCGGCACATCCAGCGGGACACGGCGGATCTTCTCCGGCGTGTTCGACCGGAGGATCGCGTCCCCACCGATCGGGAGGTGCTGCACGTCCTGCGGCAGCGCCAGCGGCGCCTCCACCGCCTTGTGCGCGGCATCCAGCTTCAGGAGGGCCATCTTCGCGCGGGCCATCTGCACCCACAGCACGTCATCGAACTGGCCCCGCATATCCCCATCGAGCGTCGGACGCACAGCCACATGCACGGGGCAGCGACCAAGGGGGTTCTTCACCGATGCGAGAACATGGTCCCCCCGGGAGGGGAGGAACAGGACCGTAGAATCGGCGTCGTACCACTTCACGACCTCGATCAGTGCCTGCGACTGGTCACCGATCCCGTTACCGAGGATCACACCGCGTGACTCGGGGAACAGGGCCGCGAGTTCCTGCCCGGTCTTCTTCCACACCTTCGCGTAGGCGACCGTGTTACCCCACCGGTCGAACTCCGGGTAGCCACCCATCGGGTCATCGAGGTGAATGTGGGGACGCTGCTCCCCCACATGGGCCTCCACCCTGAACGGCAGGAACCCGTAGGTGAGGAACTGGTCCGCGGCAGCGAGCATCTGAAGCTCGCACCGTGACGCGTACAGGTAGTAGTTGGCGATCGTGGTGCGCTTGTCCGCCTTCGACCGTGCCTTGTCGTCGATGACGTTCGTGCCGTTACAGTTCACCGCCGGCAGCGGCGCCAGAACCTCCGCCAGATCACGCGCAACAGTGTCGATGAAGTTGGCGATGATCGGCTTCGGCCACTCCGCCGGGAACAGCCCGGGGGAGATGGCGTCGCCGGCGCGGACCTGGGCGACCTGCTGCATACGCGAGTCGCGTTCGGCGTAACGCTGCCGCAGCCCCTCATACCGGCCACGGATCGTCTTCACGTCCGTCACAGGAACACCACCGGGTTGTGCCCGGCCCACTCATCCAGCGCGATCACCTGACGGCGCTCCATATCCCGCTGAGACGTGAACCCGCCCCCCGCCGTGAACCACTGGTCACTAGACGCCGACATGATCACCTCCCGCGCTCTGGTCTCGCAGAACCACATCGCCATCACGGCGTCCTGCTTCAGCTTGCTTCCCCGCTTGTTAGGAACCCACGTCACCAGTTGTTCGATCAGCGACTTGATCCCCGGATAGTTCTGGTCGGGCAGTTCGATAAGCCCATTACCATCATGCTTCACCCCGCGCCCGTCGCCCCGCTGGGAGACGGTGCCGAACAGCGGCCCCATCGACGCGACGCCAAGGTTCGGGTCAACCTTGTTAGAGTTGCCCGTGACGAACGCCCGCCCGTTAGAGCGGGCAACCCATGCACCACACGCGACGGTCGGGCACCAAACCTTGCCGACACCGGCCTCAGTCGTCCACGCCTGGCGATGCGGCCTAACCCAGCGGGTCGCCTTGCGGCGGACCTGCCAAATCATGTGGCCGTGGTTGCTGTTGAACTGTGACGGGTTCTTCCGGTATGTCGTTCGGAACGTGTAGCCGTTCAGGACGCACGCCGTCTCGAAAGCCTCGATATGTCCCGGGGTGGTCGAGAAGAACGTCTCCTTGTTACCATCCCCGAGAAGCATGGCTTCCATGAAGCGTTCCCGCCCAGCCGTAGACATGGCCGCGACCGTGGCGGGCAAGACGACCTTGCCTGGCATCAGGTCCGTGAACCTGCCCGCCTGTGCCTTCGGCACGTAGTAGGCGTTCGTCGTGTCATTGGCGTGGATCGCGTATTCAACGCCGAGGTTCGCTAGCACCTTCTCGATACGGTCACACTTCTGCGGGTTCGCCGTAGGCGACTGGTGGATCGTGAACGCACCAGACTTGCGGAAGCACCCTTCGGTGGCGATCCAGCCGAGAAGTTCCGCCGTGTCATCGTCGATCGTTCCATCGCCACCGACCGCTTCCACTACTAGAGGGATGGCAAGGTTCTGCGTCGTAAGTTCGCGGGTGGTGACGAAACGCATGTCTTCCGACGAGTTCCCCCGCCAGCGGACGTAGTGCCGGTGGTCGGCGGTGAACGCCGCATCCATGTGCTGCCCCGACAGGCGGGTCATCGTCTCCGGGGCGTCGAACACGTTGACCGCCTCGACCGGCTGCCAGCCGGCAGGGGTCATAATCTCGTCCCCGACCTTCAGGTCTCCATGAAGGGTCCACCCATCGCGCGTGAGTGCCTGAACATCGTCAGTGACACAGCCCGTGTAATGCGGCTTCAGCACGATCCCCCGTGCCCGCAGGTAGTCCGTGATCACCGGGTCCTGATACACGTACAAGTTCATCGCGTTCGTCTCAATCACGAACTCCTGCGGACGAAACTTGTCCGCGAACTCATGCACCAGCGACTGCAACTGCGGCGTCGTCGCCCCCGGAAGAACCCGGATGTCCAGCACGTACCGCTTCTTGCTCACGCGATCCACCGCATACGCACACGCAGCCACCCCACCCGACATCGCCGGGTCCAGTGAACAGATCGTGTAGAACCCATCCGTGTCCACCGGGTAACCCGGCGCACCAGGGTGCAGCGGCCCCGGTTTACGGAACCCGTTCACGCAACCCCGGACAGCGATCGGGTCGAACGTCGCATCCTCGCTGACGTCAAGCTGCTGATACACCATCGACCACTTGTTGGGGCCGACCTCATTCCTGACCGTGTGCAGACGTTCACCCGTCCACCGGTCGAACAAGCCATCCTCGTCAACCTCATCGCCCTCATCGAACGGGCGATCCGACTTAGGCCACAGGGTCGTCCACGTCTCCGGGTCACCCGTACCCGTATCCAGTACCGCCGGCATCGCCAGATACGTCCACGGCGACCTACCGTCCGTGTAATGGTCCGGGTTCCGCAGCTCCCTGTAGAGATCCACAGGTGCCACGCGGGTGCCGATTACCAGCAGAACCCCACCCGGCCCAAGCCGGGAAGCGACCTCCTGCCGGATCCAATCCATCTGCTTCTCATACTCAGCAGCGTTCGACAACGTAACCACGTCGTCGAGGATGATCAGATCCGCGCGGGCACCATAAATCTGCGACCCGAACCCCAGCGCCTCAACCGTCGGATCCTTCTCCTGCGGATCCCGAACCTCACCACCAAGGAACATGCGGTCCGCGGACCACTGGTCAGCCGTCGCCTTGAACCCATCCTGCGGCCCAAACGCCAGCTGCAAATCCTTATAGTTCGGGTGCGTCAGGCGCGACTGAATCGCACCCAGAAACTTCCGCGCCAGAGCCTGCGTCTTGCTGACGACGATGATCCGCACGTTCGGATCCCGACAAATCCGGTACGTCGCATACCCGATCGTCACCGTCATCGACTTGGCGAAGTTCGGCGGCAGATTCACCAACAGCCGGCGATGCCCCGACGTGCCCTTCTCGAAGATGAACGAGTCATGCACCCACGACGGATCCCGGCCCTCAATGATGTCCACCACGTTCTGCGAATGCGGAAACACCCGAGTCCCAAGAAACCGCTCCGAGAACTCCTGGTACGAACCAGCCAGAGCCACCCGGTCAACCGGGTTCCGGTCCTTCTTCAACTCACGAACCAGATCAACCCGATTCTTGAAAAACGGGTCCTTCCTCCGATTCGCCTCATACCAGGAACGGGAACGAGTCGCCTTAGACAGCGCCTGCTCAACCGTCAACCCAGCCTGCAAACCCTCAATCAGCAAATCCGTGGCCTGCTCATTAGTGATCTTCCGCCGATCACCAACCGTCGCATTAGCCAACAGAAACACCCAATCAAGATTGTGCGAAATCCCGCCGGTGAGTGGGGCCAAGGGCCTAAGCGGCGACAGGAGAAGCTGGGGGGAGCAGACCGCGAAGCGGGCAGCGACCAAGGGTCTACGTGAACAAAACAACCCACACGCGCAAGGACCGCCCACAAGCGGTCCTGAAGCAGCGACCAAAGGGGAGAGGAAACCATGAGGGGCGAACGAAGTGAGCCCCGAAGGAAGGAGAGGGGTTCGTGGGGCGAAGCCCCACTCACTTCAGAAGGGAACGCAGTTCCCTGAAGAAGTACCCATAAGGTATAGAGCCTTCCAAACCAGAGCTTCTGGAAACGCCTCTACGAAATGTGACGCACATCACACGCAGATATGCACACCAGAAGGGCGTATCCATGAGGGAAACCGGCCCCGAGACGCCCATAGGCGTCTAAAGGTCTGATTCCCACAGAATGAGAACCACTCCAGGCCCACTCCCCCAGCTCTATGTGCCAGAAATGCGAACCCCCATAGCGGGAAATTTACGAGAAGACTGTGGGGAGGGGGGAGGGGGGCCGGCTTAACACCCCGGGGTCGGCGACGCGGCCGCGCCGCGCGCCCGGGGTAGGACTTGTGTGGGAGTCGGCAGGCAGGGGCACCCACCCCCCACCCCTGCGCGCGGTGCCGGCACCCCACCCCACCCCACGGAGAGGGACAGTCCTCTCATATACGCTACGGTGTGTTGCGTATTATAGGATATCGAGAGGTTGGGTGTCCTTGTATATATGGGGGGCTGTCCCCGCGTATGCGGCGTCTGCAGCGTGGGGCGCACCCCCCGCGCGCGGTACCACGCGGCCACGTCGGCAAGCTGCTCGCGCAGGTCGAGGTCCAGATCCGGGCTCACCCGGGCCGAGTTGGCACGGCCGGTGCCGCCGGGGGCCGGCTGGCCGCCAGCCGCGCAGGTCGGCGGTCTCGGCAGGCGGCCAGCCG